GCGTGGCCCGGCTGATGCACAAGAACAATCTCTCGGTCAGAAGAGTCATAGAGATGGTGCAGCAGGAATTTCCCGGCACGACTCTCGCGCAGGCGAGGGCCGTCTATTATGACGCGCTTGATTATTTCTACCTTGACGACAGGCTTTCCGCCCGCGCCTGGGATAATGTCTATGCCGAGCAGTTCGAGGATATGAAACGGCTGGCCATTGCCGCCAATAAGCTCGAGATAGCATATAAATGCGCCGTCAAGGCCCACGAACTCCGCACCAAGGAACGCGAGAGCAAGGACGTGAACTGGACCGCCCCTGTATTCCTCATCAGCACGACAGTCTCTCCGGAGAGTCTGGGCTTCAAGAGCCAGAAGCTCGCCGACATCGCGCACCGTAATGAGGACGAGAAACTCAGGGAGATGATTATGGGCCTTGCCACCACAGACGCAGAGAAAGCCCGTATGCTCTCTGAAGCAGGCATCAAGGCAGTCGTTATCGAGAACCAACCAGAGCAGCCAGATGAACAATAATACCGACTTTATTGACTTGTACCAAAACAAGGCACAAGCTCTCACCCACATCATTGATCCGAACAAGCTCTATATGGTGCTCGGTCGCGGTACCGGAAAGACCGCCTACGTCACTACGCCGCGAGTCGTGAGAGTCGCCCAGTATATGCCCGGGGAGTCTTCGGCCATCTCGCATAAATCCTTTGTCGCTCTCTTCCAGAACGTCATCCCCACCATCCTTTCCACCTTCAACTCGGAGATAACAATGCCGGACGGATCCAAGCGTCCGATGCTGCGCGAGGGCCTTGATTACGTGGTGGGCAAGAAGGATCTGCCGTCGCATTTCAAGCGCCCGCGCTTCCCGCTGCTCTTCCCCGAGAGGACCATAGTCTTTGCCAACGGCTCCAACATTCAGGCGGTAGCCGTGGACCGTCCGGACTCCATCGCCGGCCGATCCCTGGTACACGCCTTTTTTGAGGAGATGAAGTATTCCGACGGCGAGAAGGTTCGCTCACGCATTATCCCTGCCATCCGTACCTCAAGGCTCGGCAACGGCTCAGAAGCCCACAAATGCCACCTTCACGGCGGCATCACGGGCGTCTCCGATATGGGGCGCGTCAGTCTCGGCGAGGACAACTGGTTCTGCGATTACGAAAAGGACGTAGATGAGCAGCTCATCGAGGATATCGTATCTCTGGCGCTCATCATCAATAAGGCCCAGATAAACATACAGCAGGGCGTGAACGTGAAGGGTGCACAGGCCAAGATAGACAAATATGCAGCCCTGCTCAGCGATATGCGCAAAAAGGCTGTATTCTATCTGAGGGCTTCCACCTTCATGAACCGTGAGGTACTCGGCTATGACTACTTCAAGACGCAGCTGGAGTCGCTTTCCGAGAGCGAATTCCTCTCCAGCATCTGCTCCATCGGGGACCGCAACAGGGATAATCTCTTCTTTGACCTCTGGGATGAGAACAGGCATACCTATTCGGACGGCTATTCTTACACGATGCTCGACAAACTGGTCCTTACTGAGAGCTTCAATTTTGACGCATCATACCTAAGGCACTATGATCCGACCGACAAGCTGCTGCTCGGCTTCGATCCGGGCGCTTTTGCGTCCTGCGTATCCGCCCAGGAATACAAGAAAGACAATATGCTCCGGGTGCATAAGGAATTCTTTGTATATCCTCCGGAAGATCTTGCCGATATGGCACGCAAAATAAACGCCTATTACGGCCCTGTAGCACGCAACCGGAATATCGACCTGTATTACGACCGCGCAGGCAACAAACGCAACGAAAAGCGCGAGAATGAGACCGACGCAAGGGAATTCGCCGCAGAACTTCGCAAGCTCGGGTGGAGTGTCGTGCTGAAAAACCTCGGGCAAAGGACCATTTTCTACTCCGAGCACTACCGTTTATGGCGCCGGCTGCTCGCTGAGGACGAGAAGAAGGTGCCCAAAATCCGCGTGGACTCCAACGAATGCCCGAATTTATGCTCTGCAATGTATTGCTGTAAAAAAATTCCGGGAAGTTCGCCAATAGAACTCGACAAATCGCCTGAAAAGAAGGTCAGAATAGACTTGCAGGCGGGACTCACGCCACAAATCCCGTCCGCGCTCACTTATCTTGTCTGGGGACTCTATGAGCGCTTCTATAATGGGCTCGGATTTTCCAATACAGCGCCCGGAATTCTGTAAATCTCCCCAAAACCGGCTTGAAAGTACAAAAATCGGTGGCAAAAACACACCGGGGAAGGGCGAAAAACGAAGCGAATGCGCTGGTCAAAAAAGGCATAACGAAATGGAAACCAAATATATGAGCAAAAAATTTTTACGCTTTTTGGCGAGTCTGCCGCTCGAGTGCCCGGCGCCGCTAAGTTTTGGCCCTGCAATGCAGGGAGGCACGCCGACGGAAATATGACAGCCGCTGTCCTTTCAAGGGCGGCGCGCTCTTGCTACTTTTGTTTCAAATGAACACGATACCGGGCATAGTTGCATTGCAAGCGATGGAGGCCGTCACCAAGGCAGGCGGGGACTTCCACATCTGCTTTTATCCCTACTCCCGCACCAAGGAGGATGCAGGCGATACAGTTGAGATGAAAACCTACGAGCACTGCAAGATGAGAAGGCCGCTACCCCACGAGAAATGGGAGACCGACGGCAAGAATTATTTCCTGTTCACCTCGGCGGACGGGAAGCCGAAGACCTGCCACCGCTGCCTCATACGCTACATAGCGCTCAGCACCCAGAATTACACACTAACCAAGGTACAATGGTATGAATAAATCAAACGCAGGGCTCCAGCCATTCGGCTACATCCCATCAAAGACACATCCCATCACCTACCAGATAGGTGAGAACCCTCTGGGATCCCAGTCATCCCAGGCAACAGCGCCCGAGCTCCTTACATCCAAGGTAATCGGGAACTATCACGTATGGCCGGCAGGCGAAGACAACAAAGAGCCCAGCACCGTCAAGGAACTCATCAAGGGCAACAGGCTCATACCCTCGCTCATCGAGAAGCAGATCGCCATCCTCTATGGCCGCGGCATGCAGCTCTTTACCGAGGAGGTGAACGACAAGGGCGACATAATACGTCACTACCTGAAGGATGCAGAGATAATCGCCTGGCTCGACAGCTGGCGCGAGGCAGGCCTCGCCGAGGACGTGAAGACCTATATCGTCAAGTGCATACGCTCTTACTACTACAGCGAGAGCATCTTCACCAAATGGCACTTCACCAAGGGAATGCGTGCCGGTATCCGTGGATCCAAGCCCGTGGCAGGGCTTGAGCACGTCAGCGAAACGCGCTGCCGCTTCTGCACCCGCCGCAATATGACCGACAGGCACGACATCGAGAACAAGGACTTTGAGCTCGTGATGGTCGGCAACTGGGCGGCTGACACGGTCCGCAATGAATACAAGATCTATCCGAGGATGGACTATACCAAGCCGACGGCCTTCCCTTCCTGTATGTCGTATTCCAGGAATGCCAACTATGGCGAGGAGGTCTATGCCACAAACGTATTTTTCCACGGCATCAGGGAATGGATACGCGGTTGCAATGCAACGCCGGAGTATATCAACAGCTTCCTTGAAAACGCCTTGTCAGCGCGCCATCACGTCGTTATCCCTAACGCGTGGATAGATGCAAAGCAGCGCTACCTTCAGGAGCTTTGCAGCATAAACGCACAGCTCAAGGCGCAGGGCAAGCAGACCAAGAACATAGAATTCGGCAAGGGCAAGGGCTGGACCATAGAGGTCGGCACCGAGTACACGGACGACCTTCTGGAGCAATACGTGAACCTCGAGCTCAAGAAGCTCACGGAATTCCTCTCCGGGCGCGGCAAGAACCAGGGCAAGGTATATGCTTCCCGCTCATTCTGCAACGCAAACGGCGAATTCGAGAGCTGGAAGATCGAGGAGATCTCCCAGAAGTACAAAGAGTACATCGACGCCCTCATATCCTATGACAAGCGCTCGGATATGGTCATTCTCTCGGCCAAGGGTATCGACAGCTCGATATCGAACATCGCACAGGACGGAATAGTCAGCAAGTCGGGGGCTGACGCCTACTACAACTACCTTATCTACCTCACGCAGCAGAGCATCCCGGAAGAGATAGTCTGCGCGGATCTGAACTACGCGCTGAAACTCAATTTCCCCGCCAAATACGCCCAGGGCATCAGGATAGGCTTCTTCCGGCCAAACGTCCAGAGGCAGGAGGACACCAGCCCGGCAAACCGCATGTCAAACCAGTCAGAACTGTAGCATTATGAATTTTACAGACCTTTTCGCCAACTATGCAGCCCTCCGCCAATACGCGGAAGGGCTTACTGCAGATATCCCCTATGAGGACTTCGCCCCATCTATTAAGACCACGGGGGCAGAAATCGTGAAGATCATCACGGCCCCCGTCTATATCGCCATCGCAGGCTATGCGGTGCTCACCACGCCCACGGACGACCAGGCGCAGGCCCTCGACCTGCTCCGCACCGCTATGGCTTCCGGTGCCCAGTACCGGTACCAGATTTTCTCGGCCGTCAAGAAAAACGGCTCTGACGCCTCTCTCTACAAGTACCAGCACGAGGAGATCAAGGACCATTATCATCAGGCCTACTGGGCAGCCATTGACGCGCTGCTCGACTGGCTGGACGACAACCCCACCACCGGAGGATACAACACAACGGCTGAATATACGAGCCGCCAGCAGCTGCCCGTCAAGTCGGCATCCGAATTCAACCGGTATTACGGCATCGACTCCAGCAGTCTCTTCTACTCGAAGGTGCTTTTCCTGCTCCGTCAGATCTGGAACGGCCGCATCAGTCCTATGGTCGCAGCCCACACCTCCGACAGCGCGATAATGGAAGCCGCCAGGACGGCTCTCTGCTATGCAACCATGGCGCAGGCCGTGATGCAGTTCGACGTTACGGAGCTGCCGCGCTCTATCCGCTGGGATTACAATCACGAATATACCAAGAGCTCACAGATGCAGGAACGCACCAGGCTCTACAACGAGCTCAACGCCCACGCGGAAGAGAACCTCCAGACCATTCAGTCCATCATCAAGTCGGCTGCCACCGGAGACGTAATCGAGAACCACAACAGGGAGTCACAGAAATTCTATTCGACGATATGATAGAAGTTTCATTCGCACGCAGACGCAAATTCATACCCTCCAGATGGGAGGAAGTTTCCGGGATGGAATTCCTCCCGCTGTCGGATGCTATGTTCGACTTTGAGACGGGGGTATCCAATTTTGAACAATTCAAAATTAGCATTACGGCCGCCTGCCTCGCTCTCAATCCGAAAAGGATAAAGGCCGTCTCCGACCTTTTTGCCGAGAATATGTTCAGACTCACGGAGCTGCTCTCATTCCCGTATGCAATATCAGGCAATCGGGCAGATCTTACCGTATGTCTGTCAAAAAACCTCATTCCTGTTGTTGGTAAAATCAAGGGATACACATTCTGTCACCTCCCTTCCGGGGAGATTGACTGCGACCTTACTGCCGAGCAGTACATCGATGCAGTCTCTCTGCTCCAGGCCTACAGCGCGGCTCCTATGGACAGCACGCTTGAAAGACTTGCCGAGGTCCTCTATCCCGGCATCAGCAAGGCCAAACCCCAGACGCTGCACGCCATCTACTACAACTTCCGCGGGATACTGCAGTATTTGAAGAGACTGCCGAAATACGAGCTTATCTTCACCGAGCCGGTCGGGCCAAGACGCGGGGCCAACCCTGTCGGAATGTCTGGCACCATCTACCAGCTGGCCAAAGCCGGCTACGGGGATATCGACCTGATCAGGAAGCTCAATATCTTCGCCTATCTCGACATACTGCTGCAGCAGACCATCGAGACCATTCACGTTTACCAAGGCAGCAAGATGAAGCCCGGGGAAATAGCCGACAAGCTGAACCTCCCGGTCGAAATCATTCTGCCATACATCACCACCGATTATGCTGATTAAAGACCTATTCTCCTACTTCGCCAAGTTCGTGCCCGTGGCATCACTTGAGCGCTCATTCCTGTCATCGACGGGAACGCCCTACGACAATCTGAGGACCGCCGTCATAGCAGAACCCCACACACTGAGGCAGGCGGCCATCCAGGACTATATCTTCGGCATCAACGCCGACAGCGTGCAGCAGCGCATATCCTCCGTCAGGGGGATATACCTGTTTATCGACTACGGGAATATCCGCTCAGACATCAACGGCGTGGACGTCAAGACGGACCGTATGACCGTGGCCATCACCGTGGCGCAGCCCACCCCCGACTCTATGGATCAGCCGGCGCTTGCCATAGTCCAGGACGATTGCCTGAAGATACTCTCCGACATCCGCCGTCAGATGAGGCAGGACTACGACTCGGGCGTGGAATGGCTTCCGCACGGCAGCTCGGAGATACAGCCCTTCACGGCCAAGGCTCTGGCCAACTCCTACGGATGGACCCTCTCCGTCACCGTCGAGGGCATCGATATAGTCTGAAAAATTAACCTATAGGTTTATTTTGCTATGAGAACAATCAAGGAAATCATCATCCACTGCAGTGCCACTCCGGAAGGAAGACCGGTGACGGTGGCTGAAATCGACAAATGGCACAAAGACAGAGGCTTCAACAAAATAGGATATCACTTTGTCGTATATCTGGACGGATCCGTCCACGAAGGCAGGAAGATATCGGAGGCCGGTGCCCACTGCACAGGGCACAACTCCATTTCCATCGGCATCTGCTACGTAGGCGGCTGCGACAAGAAGATGAAGCCCAAGGACACCAGGACACCGGAGCAGAAGGACGCGCTCCGCGAGCTTGTCCGGAAGCTAAAGGAAATCTATCCCGAGGCCACCATCCACGGCCACAGGGAATTTGCCAACAAGGCCTGCCCGTCATTCGACGTGGCCACAGAATTATAGACTCATCTCTTTGCAAGGTTGGATGGTTTTGCACTGAGTGCCCTGGCAGCAATGTCGGGGCTTTTTTGTATCTTTGTGAAAACGAATGCTATATGGATACAAACTTCGAGTCTATCACCAAGTTTCCTCCCACCCTCATCAGAGAGGGATACGAGGAGGCGAAAACAAAACTCTATGCCATCAAGGATATGGGCGACGCCCTCGACCTGAAAGCCCTCAAATTCCTTCAGTTCATAATAGCCCTCGTGACGGCACTTGTAGCAGCCGGCTGGGCTATTCGCGGCACGTCGGTAGCGGTGCTGCAGTATTTCATCTGGGTGGCTATCTTCATTGATCTGCTCGCCGTATGCGTTCTGATATTCGGGACGCTGACAGGAAACTACTGGCACATCAGAGGGGAATTCCCGGGCTCTTTTTTCTGGACGAAGGAGGGAGAATGGTATGAGGCAATGAAGAAGCACAAAGAAGCAGACGTAGATGCACGTCTGCTTGCAAACAAGATAGAGGGTAAGAAGAAAGAGATAGAGACCAACCTCCGCACACTTAACAAAATGGTTAAGTTTTACCGTCTCGCGCTGTGGACCGTAACGGCTTCGACCTTAGTTCTGGCCCTGTCCGCTATTGTTTCCTTTCTGTCGGCGTAGGTGACGCAGGCTCTTTTCTGCCTGGTACCGGGGCCTGCTTTGCAGGTTCCGGTTTTTGTTTCTGCCCCATTTCCATACACAAATGTAAAAAATGTACTGCGAAAAACTACAAAAGTGTTGCAATATAAAAATAAATGCTTACCTTTGCCATGTCAAACCATACACACTCCCCGAAAGGTGGCTCTATTGTTTATAGAGTACCGTATAGAATAGAAACTTAGTCAGGAGTGCCCAAGCAGTAATGCCGGCAAACTTTTCCACCTTCGGGTGTGTGGTTTGACAACTCCTGGCTATTTATTTTTAGTGTTATGTCAAACTACACACCCGAAGACGCCCGTTTCGAGCGCATCATCAACAACACGATGGCCTATACCTGGGCCGCAGTCGGAGTCGGCAGTTTTGTCGGCGCAGTCATTTTCGGAGCCTGGTGGCACCTCTTCACCGCACTGATCTGCTACATAATGTTCAGAGCCTTCTATCAGCCGAAGCGCAAGGAAATCCCCACAGTGGAGGAAATCCGCGCCATGGCAGCCAAGTCCGCAGCCGAGCAGCGCCAGTCAGTAAGGAAAGTTCAACCCGATAACGCATAGCCCTATGGAAAAGCTTACTAAAGCCCAGTTCCAGCACCTCAGTGTGCTGGGCTTTGACGTGAAGGAAGACAGCTGCGCTCTCGACCTCATCACCATCCTGCCTCCCTGCGTAGTCTCCGAAGAGGACGGGGAGCCGAAACCTTACGGCCTGAACATCATATTCAGCGGGGGCCAGTGGTACATCTCTTATGACGCCGACGTGCTCGGCGAGGACTACATCGGTCTGCCAACACACGGGGAGGATCTGGGCGACTCCCTTTACCGCTTCGCCTGCTGCAACAGAATTAACCGAGTAATATAATACTGCCATGATCATAAAGCTTACATTCACGGACGCGGACGACCGCCAGGCGGTCGAGGACTATATGAGGGTCGTCGGTACCGGTTCCTATTTCCGGAGCAGTCTTCTGGACCTCCAGTATAATATAGACCCGATGAAATACGGGCTTTTCTCTGCGATACTCCAGCGCTGCCCGTACTACAAGACTATCGATACGATAGAGACGCCCGGCTGCGTGGAAAGGCCGAACAGTATTCTTTAACTCCCAAAAAATCGCATTATGGAATTTCTCAACAGAGTGGAACTGACAGGGCTTGTCGGTACATACAAGGAAATAAAGGTCATGGATCAAGTCAAGGGCGCGCGCTTTACGCTCAGAACCGACATGGCCTACAAGAACCAGGACGGGCAGGCCGTCATCGAGACAACCTGGCACAACGTCGTGGCCTTCCGGGGCACAGCCAAAAGGATGGACCTCGACAAGCTTGAGGCTGCGGTCAGGGACCATAAGTTCGTCCACGTCATCGGCCATCTCAAGAACATGATATACACAAGCGCGGAAGGCACCGACTACCACACTACTGATATTTTGCCAACGCTCTCGTCATCGACGACTGACGTCATTTCGGATATTGTCCGGATAACTTATATTTGCAGTATGATAACAGATGACTTCAAACACGACGCAGGGGCATTCCTGAGCAGCCAGGCCGACAAGCTGCTCAGCGCCCAGGCCTCGGTCGCTTCCCAGACCTACAACCAGCGCACAGGAATGCTCTCCAGCGCGCTGAACAGTTCCTCTACCGCCAAGCTCGGTCCTGATGGGATGAGCATAGAGCTCGACTTCCCCATGCACATCCGTTTCCTGGACATGAAGAAAGGGGCCAACGGCAAAAAGAAGAAGACCTATGCACCTATTTATAATAAGTACGTGTACGGTTATCTGCGCTCCGGAGTCTGGAAGTGGCTCAACGCCCACCTGCCCGGGGTCATCGCCCGGAGTTTCAAGGAGACATTTACAGACATAAATAACAATGGCTAATTTTATTAAAAAATTCTCAATCGTTTGCGGCTGTATTGCCGTCATACTCTTTATAGGGGCACTATGCTTCTTTCCCCACGCTGTCCCTGGGGCCATTTTGTTTGCCTTAATGATATGGCTTGTAGGGATGGGTATCGTAGGGATCTACTATCTGCTGAAACGGATATTCGAACGTTAGCATCAATTCTCCAATGGGACTGGGACAGCTGAAAAGCTGTCCTTTTTTCGTCATACATAGTTCGATACATTTGTAAAAACGTATTTAACTATGGCCATAGAAAATGAAATCGTCAAATTTGTCGCCAAGATAGATTTGGACCCACAGGACGCAAAGGCGTTCCAGGAAGGGCTTGAAAAAGCTGAGTCAGCCAGTGCAGCCCTAAGAGAAAGCATCTCCTCCACGACCCGCCAGATGGATGAGATGAGAGCAAAAGGGCAAGAAAATTCCGAGGAATTCAAGAAGCTGGAGAAATCCCTAAAGTCAGACATCAAGCAGTTGAAGGAGGTGAGTAAGGAGTCCGAGAAATACTCTCAGGCCCTTGGCATCAATCAGATGAGCATGAAAGAACTGCGCGAGCACGCATCAAGACTGAAAAGGGCCCTTGACTCTATGCACAAGAATGCCAACCCTGAACTTTGGGAGAAATATCAGAAGGAACTTACCGCCACAAAGAAGAGGTATGCTGAATTATCGCAGGGGGCGAACCAAACAGGGGCAGCTTGTGAACTTTCCTTCGGCAAACTTGTCCCGAAACTGACAGCTGCGGGCGTCGTTATGACAGCTATTCAGAAAGGGCTTCAACTGGTCAAGCAAGGTTTTGAGGTGGCAAAGAACGCTACGCAGGAATTCGGTGACGCGTGGTCTTTCTTAACCGCTGAAGTAAGTGCCGGTTTTGGGGAGTTTATCCGCCAGGTTACAAGCTCCAAGGGCTTTTCCATAAAGGCCATTTGGGAAGTCGCTTCTGCGGCTAAAGAGGCCGCACAGATAAGGGATGAGCAATTTGAGCGGCAAAACTCCTATGCTATCCAGGAAGTGCGCACCCGTAAAGAAATCCTCGATCTCGAGGCAAAAGCAAACGACAAGTCTCTTTCGGCCGAGGAAAGAAAAAAAGCCCTTGACATGGCTATCGAGAAGGAAAAGGAACTTGCCGAGATGAGGAAATCGATGGCAGAAGACGATCAAAAAGCCGCACTGATTGACTTAAGAGCCGTTACTGAGCTCTCAGATGAGCAGATAAAATCCGTCATTGAAGAATACGAGACGAAAAAAGACCTCATCGAGCAGGCTAAGGAATATAACGGATTACTTAAGCGTCGCAACTCTCTTCAGCAAGGCATCAACACATATTCTGGCGACGAAACCCAGGCAGAACAGGATATGCTAGATCAATGGGCTGCCACCGTCGCAGAATTGAGTGCAAGGATGGCGTCTTTCCCTCAGGAGGTTCAAGACATGGCCAAGAACCTCAAGCAATATGACTGGGCGAATGATGCCCTTGTCACTCCGTATGTTGAAGCGACAAAAAAGATAGAACAGGCGGACACCGACCTTGCCGCCGCCAAGAAAGCGGCATCCAGAAAAATGAGCACGCTGAATGAACAGATGGCAACTGAAGCTATTGAGAGGATTGAAAAACAGGCTACCGAAGAAAAAAACCAGCTCAAGCAGCAACTGCTTAATCGTGAGATTACCCAGAAGGAGTATGACCAAAGATTATATGATATCGAAATAGGGGCGCTCGAGAAGAAGTCCGCCACCAGCAAAAAGAAAGCGGTT